TCGGTCTCTGCATAACGGATCGTCGAGCCGATGACGGGCGGCGGCAGGAACTCAGTTGGTGCGGTGCTGACCGCCGCGCTTGAAGTCTTCGATAAGTGTAGCGATGAAGGCTTGCGTCTCCGCAAGCCTTGATGTCCCGACATGCAGCGTCCTCGTTTCGGTGTAGGCGCCCTCGATGGTGAAGGCCGCGGCAATGTCGATCAGGTCCACCTCGGCCGAGGCGGAAGCAATCTCTTGAATCGCAGCCTTGGCGGCCGGATCGCGGATGCCGCCTGTGTTGATGTCTACGCGCCTCATGTTCGCTTCCCGCTCGGTTTGACGAACACCACCGGCTTGCCCCATCGGAAGTAGCTGCCCAGCGAATTGCCGGTGGCAATAAATCCGAGGTAACGGCCGGAGATTCGGAGATCCATTGTACCGCTATCGACGGGCGGGTGGGTCTCTGTTTCGGTTTCTTCCACCGTCGAATCGTTGGTGCGGTCCCATGTCCGAAACTGCATCGACACGTCGCCCACCTGATCTTGGAAGTCCATCACGGCGTATTCCATATCGAGGCGGCTTGCGCCCTCGGACATGGCATAGGGCGCCAAGGTCAGGCTCCACGGCAAGATCACGCCGTTGTCGTCGTGGCCAACCTCGTGCTGGTAAATATAACCGTCCGAGGTGCCCATGTACGGGCGGGTGTCGCCCTGGGTGAAGTGCGTTCCGGACACGCGGCCGAAGTCGAGCGGCGCCCAGCACTGGTCATTGATGCTGTAGATCACGCCCTTGGTCGGGGTGACTTCGCCTTCCAGCGTGTAGAAGAACCAGATTTCATTGTACTGCGGGATGAACACCGCCGAGCATTGATAGGCCGAGGCGACATCGACTTCATCGAATACGTACTTGCGGATGTCCTCGACGTTCGCCATCGGGCCGACCGCGCCATCGTATTTCCAGAAGGTGTCCTGCCCTTGCCAGTAAGCAATGCCGCCGACCGTCACGGCAGCGCCCGGTGCGATCAGGCCGCAATCCTTCGCCACCATGCTCGAATTGTAGATGTAGGTTGAGCCGGTGTACTGGAACCGATAGAGCGCCGCATCGGTCCAGATCAGCGACACGAAGTCAGCCAGCACGCGCCCGGCAACCAGCTTGGTGCCCTCGGTCAAGGTGCGGATGTTGGCAGTGTTGCCAGTGGCCGGCGTCCAGATGGTGTAATCGCCCTGACTGCACCATGCGACTTGCATATCGTCGAGCAACGCCATGATGAACCGCTCGGGCGTCACGAACACGAAACGGACATTGGTTGGCAGGCCGGGATCGGCCGACAACAGATCGGCGCGGCCCCATGGCTGCGCCAAGGTCGGATCGAACTTGTAAATCGATCCGCCGTTGTAACCTGCGATCAACAGCTTGCCGAAGTGATCGAGCGACCAGATGCGCGGCTCGATGAAGATGGTCGAACCGGAGCGCGCGGTGCCGTAGGTGTCGAGACCATAACCACCGACACCGTAGCCGAGGCCGTAGGTTCCGAGTTCGACGCCGACCGGGATTTCATATTCAAAGCCGACCGTGCCGCCGCCCGTGGCACCGGATGTCGCCAGCGCGCCAGCGGTGATGGTGTACTCATCGGCGTTGTTGACCAGAGACACCGGATAAGCGCCATCGATGGTCAGGCCGCCGACCGGATCGGCTCCGGAATAATAAGCGATGTCGCCGGGGTTCAAGCCATGCGCCGCATCACTCACGGTCACCACATTGCTGTTGTTCGTCGTGGTGAATGGGTCGGTCAGCGTGCCCGTTGCGCGGATTGGCGTGATGTCGTTGCGCAAGAAGCTGGTGTCATAGACATAGAGCTTCTTGTAGGTGCCCGCCGCAAGATACTGGTTCTGCGAATTATCGCGCCACGCATGCAGAGCGCGCGGGCTGCCATCGGTCGGTTCGGTGATCGCGCGGACGTTGCCGCCGATCTTCTGCGGACGGCCTTTGACAAAGCGGACGTTGCGCGAGGCTTTCCAGCGGCCCTCGATGACGCGATCGGATTCGGTCAGAACAACGCCGGGCGGTGGCGCGACGGGGAGCGGGCTTAACGCTGACATTGCGCACCTTCAAAAGAGTTTGCCCCACCGCACCCGACACCTCCGAGCGGCAAAATGCGGTGGGGCGCCTGCGCCAGATGGGCGTCTGGCGTAGCCATGATCTTGTTCACCGCTTGATGATGACGTTGCGGATGCGGGTCGGCTGCACGTTGGCGTGCGCGCCGCCGCCGCCAGTATTGTCGGCATTGGTGATTGTAATGCCTGTTGTTTTGCTTCCGGTTGACGATGATCCAGTCGAGACTGAACCGGCAGAACCGCCAGGCTGCAAAACAGAGATGGGAATCGGGGCGGTATAACTGTGAAAGTGCCCCGGATCATTCAACGAGTTCGGGTGCGAATGCGCCGGAATTTGCGTTGCATCGAGCGTGATGTTCTGCGCGCCTGCCAACGTGTTGAGGCGCAGGCCATTGACGCCGGAGCCTGCCGTGGTCAGCTTGCCAGCCGCCGTGCCGCCCATGTTATCGCGTGCAGCAGCAACGGTGCCGTTTGCATTCGGGATGGTGAATGTGGTTGATCCGTCACCATTACCGAATGGGAAAGCCAGCACCGCACCGCCAGTGGCAGTATTGGTTGCCGCCGCAGACATGGTGATCTGCGTTGCACTATCGACCGATACGATGGTCGCGCCCGTGAAAATTCCAACGCCTTCCAGCGTCGAGCCTTCAAGGCCAAGATTACGAAGGTCTTTCGACACATTGGACAGGACGGTGGTGCCGTTGGTGTTGGCTGTGAACCCTTCGGTGATTGCGGCCATCAACGGCGCGTCCCCGGAGCGCAGCACTGTTTGGCCGTACTCAAAATACCAGCCAGTTGGGGCGCGGACAGAAAGCGTGTTTGCTTCCGTTCCGGGCGGAACAACGGAAGCGCCACCAACGGAGAGCGTTAGACCGCTACCGACATCGACACCCGATGCAGAAATTGTCAGCACATCGACGCCGCCAACCACAATCGCAATCGTCCCAGCAGATTTGCGCCGCCAGCCAAGTCCAGGCTCCGATGCGAAGGAATTGCCGGGCAACGAAATCGTGCCATCAGCGCCCAGCCATTGCACATCGCGCAGCGACGTGGACAGGCCGACCTCGAAGGCGTTGGCGCCATCGCACCAGACCGGGCACCAGCCGCCCTGCGGGATTGCGGCAGACGCCGTTCCGCTTGCGGTCTTGAACTTGACCGTGAACGCGCCGGAGCATTGGTTGCGGACGAACCAGAGCTTCGAGACGTTCGGCACCAACACGATCTGATCCGATGCCAGCACGCCAGACAGATCGACGATCATTTCAGCCAGCGGATGCGCGCCGGCCGGTGGGATCACATCGTCAAGATCGAGCGTGCCGCCCGTGACGGAGTTGGCATAGAGGCCAGCAATCGCGCGATCGAACAGGCCGATGGCGAGGTTGTTGAGGTTGACGCCCCAAGAGTTGTTGTTGTTGCCGGTGCCTTGGAGAATGGCACCGATGCGGGCGGAATAGGTATCTGCGGCCATTACGGTGTCTCCGTTCCAAATTCAGAGCCGCGATAGATCATATCGTTCTCGGCAGAGGTGGTTTGAAGGAGGGTGCCCAGCGCAGACAGATGCTTCTGGTATTCCTCGTTGTCCTTCATGAAGTCGGCCGCCTGCACCTGACACGCCTTGCGGATCAGCAGCGGGTATCGGTCGGTCAGCCAGTTCGACTGGTTGCTGTCCGACAGCAACTTCGGCGCGCGGTAATAAAGCATCTTGAACTGCGCCGGATCGGTCATCGCCACGTCGAACTTGAGTTGCTCCTTCCAAACGCTCCACAGCGACGGAGAGCCATCGACAAGCCGGTTGGCGGTGTAGGTCACAACGGCGCCGCCGCCCGTGGCTGCCGACGATGCGTCGGTATCGACATCAATAATGAAATGATCGTCATCGGTGATTGAGACCACCGGGAACGTGCCATTGAGCGTCAGACCGCCAACGGTGGCCGCGCCGGAAATGGTGAGGGTCGAATCCTGGGTGAGATCGTGCGCCACTTCTTCGACCGTCACGCGCGAGCTATTGAGCGTGGTGGTGAACGGGTCGGCAGCGAAGTCTCCGGAGATCGAGGTGTCGTAGGAGCGATACTCCTGAATGTCGGTTTCGATCCGGTGCCGATACCAGTTGTTGTCGGTGATGTTGAACAGGCGGCCGATTGGATCGAGGAAGCGGGCTGGCAACGGCTGGTTGGCCTGCTTGGCGGCCATGCCGAACACCCACTCATCGCGCATTTCGCGCACGCGCAAGGTCTGGAACAGGAGCGATTGCGCCTCATCCAGAATCGTTTCGACATCCAGCTTGGAGTAATTGACCCAGCTGGCGATTGAGCCTGCCGTGGCTTTGCTTGCGATGAGAGAAGAGTATGACATACTCATTCGGTGAATTTTCCTTTAGGTGGGTGTCATGGAGACAAAGAATTGCGAAATCTGCGGCGCTGGATTCAGCAGGCCAGCCGACTATTCGCGGGTGCAGTGGGTGTCACGGAAGTTTTGCTCTAAGGAATGCTCCGAAGAGAAGAAACGCCAGACGCGAAAAACGAAACACCGTTGCAAATCCTGCGGTGGATCAGGTCCGTTTCACTCATACACAACGAGATCGGGTCGCACCTCTCAGCGCAGCAAATGTAAGGAGTGCTGGAATGAGACGCGAAAACCAAAGAGAAATACTCCAGAGCAGCGCAAAAAAGAAACACAGTACTCTAAGAATTTCCGTAACCGCGTGAGGCTCACAGAGCCTCACCGGATCGTTTGTTCCAAAGCATGGGCCATTAAAAACCCTGAAAAACACCTGTTTTTCAGGATGAAGGCGAACAGCATTAAAAAGAAGGGCCGCATCGAGCGGAGAATATCCTTCGACGACTTCCTACGCGAAATCGGCGGGAAGATGCCGGAACGGTGCCCGATCCTTGGGATCAAACTGAGCTTGGATGCACCGCCAAAATCTGACTGTATTCCGACAATCGACCGGATCAATTCCTCAAAAAACTACGAGGCTGGCAACATCGCCGTGATCTCTTGGCGGGCCAATGTCATCAAGAACATGGGCACCGCCGAAGATCATCGGCGAATTGCAGAGTGGATGGACCACCAGAATAGCGTCAGGGTTATTCCTGATCCAGATGCTTCTTGAACTCGCG